TGCAATCCTTTGTACGAAAAACATTATTTGGCCAAATCTTGTAACTTGATAAAATCCAAAACAAAGTAAACTGATAATAAATGCTTTTTCTATCATAATAAAATTGATTTCATTTCATTTGGCACATATTCCGGAAAGATAAATTCATGCGGATGCTTTTTCATAAGGTATAAAATGTTTCTTTTTTGCTGTTCCCATTTTTTTTCGCCTTTATAATTGCGCAACCTTTCAAAATCATTGTGCATTATGTAACTAAAATTAAATAATTGTTTTTTAATTAACTTCTTTCTTGTCAATCCAATGTATAAATCTACATCTTCGCCGCCATATCCAATAAAGTTTTCATCGTATCCAATGAAATCTTCTCTTTTAACTATGCAATTCCCGCTGCAATGTGGCTCGCCGGTATAATAGCAACCGGCTTCTAAATTTAATTCATCAAAAAAGTTACTTTCAAAAATGGTATCTGCATCTGCAAACAATATCCAATCTGATTTGCATTGCGCTGCGCCAATATTCCGCGCCGCAGAAAGATTAAAACCTTTAGCTTCAACCATTATCCCGATAGCATTGTTTTTAGCCCATCTGTAAGCTAATATATCTCCATAGGCAACAATTATAACGCGGATATCCTTTCGTTGCCCTATCGCTTTTAATAGCGTTACATGAGATTTGCGCAAATGCGGCAATCTATCTTTGC